TGGTAAAAATCACTATGATGAAGAATCAAAAACAATAGACCAAATAGCAAACCTAATCCGTGACCTTAAAACAAACCCAGACTCAAGACGACTAATGGTTAATGCTTGGAATGTCGGTGAATTAGATCAAATGACGCTTACACCTTGTCATTATGGATTTCAAGTTTATACGAGAGAGTTGAGTGAGCTTGAAAGAATGGAAATAGGTAAAAGTCAGGGAATGTGGAAAGAATTCCAATTTGGTAATATCCATCAACCATGTGACGAAAAAAATATCCCTCGTAGAGCAATCTCTTTAATGTGGAATCAACGAAGTGTAGATACATTCTTAGGTTTACCATTCAACATTGCATCTTATGGCTTACTACTCGAGATCATTGCAAAGGCAGTGAACATGGTTCCTGATGAATTGATAGGAAACTTAGGTGATGTACATTTATATTCCAATCATATTGAACAAGCAAAAGAACAGATTGGTAGAGATTTAACGTGTGATGAAAGAATTGAATTAGCATCAAAAGATACACAATTTGATCCTTTCGATTTTGGGATAGGACTTAACGCTTCTGACGAATCTATTCACAAAGTGTGTGATTTATATAAAGTGTCAAAACGAACAAGAGAACCATACCCATTACCAACCTTAAACATCAACACAGAGTGGTGGCCAACTGAATCAGGTGAAAGCGGAGTCGGGCCAATTGACGCGACAGCAGTGTTTGCTAACTTCAATGACGACAATTTTTGCAAGTGTCTTTTAGAGGAAGATCTTCAATTGTCAAATTATCAAGCTCATCCTCACATTAAAGCATCTCTGTCAAATTAAAATGAAAAAATACTTAATAATAGCAGTATCTGCTTTTATCTTAGAGACAGCATCCACAATGTACATTGCAACAGTAGCAAATAGAGACGTATCGATGATATTTTGGGGATTTATCGGACCGTTTTTAGGTTTACCCTTTATTGGTTATATGGTTGAATCTAAAACCTGGAGAGATAGAATCAAAATGGCAGTCGCTTCAGGCATGGGCTATGCATTGGGATCAACTGTAGTATACTTATATTCAGTTAAATAAACAAATCATGAAAACACAAGAAATCACAAAAGAAAAGATCCAAGAGATCGAGAGATTGACTGGAGGAAAGATCGGAACTCACAAGTTCGGTCAAGATGGGGAGCATGTTCTTGAAAACTCTTTCCTGACTCTAGATGGACAATACATTGGCAACTTTGAAACTGCCGAGTGGTACGTTAAGAACAGCATGATGGTGGACGAGGAGTATCCACACGGAGTTGCGGCAGTGATAACTAAAGAGAGTTACGGAACCGACTCGCCTCAGATCGAGGGAATGTACGGTTACACTCACCGTGGAGGCCAACTGTTTAGGATAGGTGATCGGTTGTTTGATGCAGAGTATGAGCCTAAAAAGGAGGACTACTCTCCAGAAGAGTGGGAAACATACGAGAGCGAGTTCAAAAAGCTGTATGAGGAAGGAGACGAGCTTGATAGAAAGTGGATGGACGACTCAGGAATATCATACGTCATTCCATTTAGGCTTAGAGGATCCAAAATTATAGAAACCATGAGAGAGGCATTCATCGCTGCTCAAAACATTTCAAAAGACTTAAGCTAATGAATTACACAAGACCAGACGATCCTGACTACGAAGATCAACCGGAAGATTGGTTGAACTCATCACTCATCTTTGCAAGAACGTTAAGTTTAATCTTGCAAGAGAATGAGGGCATGATAGTTTATTTGCAAGGAGACATGAACTTCTTTAATGACAAGTCAGTGCAAAAAGTCATCGTATACAAGAATCAGGGCAAGATCAGGGTTATCGAATGTGATGATGATTTACCAGAAGGACAGTTCGTGATAGTGCATGACATAAATCCTAATTAAAAATGGAATTATTAAATACTCACCCAATCAAAAAATCAGACCTTGGATTTCATGGGAATCTATTCGGTGGAAAGTTGTTAGCCTGGGTCGATGCCGCAGCCGCTGCATACTCAATGCAGCTTTGTGACACTCCACGTATGGTGACAGTCTCAATCGAAAAGTGTTTCTTTGAAAAACCTGCAAAAGAGGGTCAGTTAGTAAAAGTTTACAGTAAACCTACATCTATCGGTCACACTAGCGTGACTCTATACATGGAAGTAAGGGCTCACAACGTCTATACGGGTAAACAGCTTGTAGTTCTTAGAACACATATTAAGTTCGTACACATTGACGAGGAGGGCAACCCTATTCCCATCGGAGAGAAAGGAAAAAGAAGAGTACGAGCGTTAATTGGTGAGGAACCGTCAACCGATGATTTTAATGTTTAGTAAAAAAGGAGTATCTTAGTTAAAACCAAACATTAAAATCATGGATTTACAAACTTACATCATTGGTGTTGAGAGCGTTGGGCTAACCTCTCACAAGGAATCAGCGACAGACGGCTTGCTTAAAATGGAAGCTCGAGACGTTGAACACGTATTAGAAACCCTTAAGGTCGAATACGAATGGGGAGAATATGAACGCGGAGGATTTGATTCCGACAAGTGGTTTTTTCCGCTAGACGAGACACTCGTATGCATCGAACTCGTAGAAGACATTAACGAACTGTAAGAACTAAAGAGTTCTTTGAAATACATTGCGAAAAGCTTGACGGACTCAGTAAAGACCCAGGGCACAAATCCGTGTGAGGGAAACCGGTGAGAGAAGAGCCTGTCACAGAATAATGTGCGTACACGTACGACTAGAAAAGTCCTAGATAAAAGGCAAAGGAGTCGGAAAACACCGGTTAAATTCGACTTTATTCTGTGACTAGCAGTACTTGGTCCCGTAGCTCAGCTGGATAGAGCAACGCCCTTCTAAGGCGAAGGTCAAAGGTTCGAATCCTTTCGGGATCACCAAGTGTCAGTATTCCCTGAAGTCGTAATACGCCCCCAAAGTACTGGTCTCGGCAGGCAGTTCGCGACTGGTCCTGCCCAAATGCACAAGTGATGGAATTGGTAGACATGCTAGACTTAGGATCTAGTGCCGAGAGGCGTGAGGGTTCGAGTCTCTCCTTGTGTACTCCAGGTAGTTTTGTACCTTCGTCGAGATAAATAATCAAAACGAAGGTACATTATGCCTAGAAAAGAAAATATCTATCACTATATCTACAGGGTAACGTGTTTGATAAGTAAAAAATATTACATCGGAATGCATTCAACTTCTAATTTAGAAGATGGATATTTTGGGAGTGGAAAGGTTCTAAAGAGATCCTTAAACAAATACGGAAAGGTAAACCACACAATTGAAATATTGGAATGGCTGCCTGATCGAAGTTCTTTGAAATTAAGAGAAAAAGAGATAGTGAATGAAAGTTTGCTTAGAGATGAAATGTGTATGAACTTGCAACTTGGTGGAGGTGGAGGATTTTGTAATGACGAACACAGAAAAAAGGCACTAAAATCTAGTAGAAAATCATATATCAACAGATTAAAAAACGATAAAGATTTTTTTAAAAAAATATCTGATTCTAAAATTTCAAATAATTTAGGTAATCAATATGCAATTGGTAATAAATCATTTTCAGGTAAATTTCATTCAGAAGAAACAAAAAGAAAAATAGGAGAATCTAATTCTTCTAAACAAAAAGGCTTCAATAACTCTCAATATGGAACGTGTTGGATAACTAATGAAATTGAATCTAAGAAAATCAATAAAGGTGATACTATACCTGAAGGATGGAGATTAGGTAGAAAGATTAAGTATTAGTATCTGGCTAGCCTAAGAGAGATTGAAAAAAAGCCCGTACATAGTCAGGTTGGATACAAGGTCGGTTCGAGTCCGATGGCAGACATGGAAGTTGGGTAGCTCCCTGTATCAAGGTTCGATTCCTTGACTGACTACTAAAGAGGTGGATACTTTGTATGTAGATGATTTCGTAAGACCTCGTCGTTGTGCACCGTTGACGAAGCCTCTTTTTAACATAGTCAGGTGGCGGAATGGTAGACGCACGTGCGATGAGAGCTAGGCCAGCTCGCCTGTAAAACCAGTAAGTCGTTCGGTGGTATAAATACAGGTTCGAGTCCTGTCCTGACTACTAAAATCCTGACACCGCTGCTTACTACAGCTTGAGGTTGACTGCTTGGAAAGACAAGCATATGGCTCCATAATTGTTTTTGGGTAGCTCCCAATGCAGTGAGTGGGTAAATGATGACACTGAGTTTCACACTCCAAAATGCGCATTAGGAGATAAAAAAGGGTGAAGGTTTGTGTAAGTAATTTGCAAGGTGGGTTCGATTCCCACTGGAGCCACTTATTTATATTTTTAAAGTATGTTTATAGCAGTAGACTTTGACGGGACCTGTGTGACCCATGAATATCCACAGGTTGGAAAGAATATAGGAGCTGTTCCAGTATTACGAGCATTAGTCGAAAAGGGTCACCAGTTGATCCTATGGACAATGCGTTCCGATGAGGGACTCGCAGATGCAGTAGAGTGGTTTAGATCGAATGGAATCCAACTCTATCACGCGCAACGAAATCCTACTCAAGACCAGTGGACAAGCTCTCCTAAGTGTTATGCCCATGTCTACATTGACGATGCTGCGTTGGGGTGCCCTCTTCGATTTGAGCCAAACTATTCAGACCGACCGTTCGTTGATTGGACTGAAGTTGAGGCTCAGCTTGTCTCTAGAGGAATACTTTAAATATCTTAGTCGGGTAATGCGTAATGGGAAAGCGGTATCTCACCCTTAATGGTCGCATCGTCGCGGGTTCGAATCCCGCTCCGACTACGCAAAAAACACTGGACCGAGTTTCCTTACCTCATTTGAGATGGGTTTTACAAGTCCAATCGGGTCCTATAGCTCAGTAGGTTAGAGCAACTGACTCATAATCAGTAGGTCACAGGTTCGAGCCCTGTTGGGACCACACAATTTATGGCTCACGCAACAGCTCCTTGTGGCTCACGTGAGATCTTCCTTGAGCCATAAATCAGGATCTCGTGAGCCATAAACTAGCGTATATGAATAAATCAGTTGCACTCGATTAACCAAAGGAAAATACTAAAATAAATAATCTTAAGATGAAATACATTAAGATTTTTGAAGAGTTTGTGACCTCCACTAAAAGAGTAGTGGAAGCGGCTACTGCGTTCAGTAAACAGACTGATACTATGAGTCTTTCTTTAAAACCGACTTACCTGACCAAGATGAAAGAAAAGCTAGGAATAGGAACAGACGACGATGTTTCTGCAGAAAAGATAAAGCAGTTTCAAAAGGAGAATAATATAGATGAGACGGGAATCCTAAATCACACGACAGTTCTCACCGCGATGAAAGGTGATGTGCCAGTCGACGAACCTTCTACTGAGATCACTGACGATGCTCCATTAGGAGAGAACCCAATATCTGAACCTGCAACATGAAAAAGAAACTGACACACATAAACGAGGACACATACACTGATTACCTTTCAGTCTATTCGTCTCAAAAGAAGAGCACAATCAAGTTCCTTAACGCTGGACTCGAGAAAGTTGTTCCATATGCTAACTCTGCGCTAGACACAGCTCTTGCCGGATATATGAAAGAGTGCTATGAAGTAGATTACCTTTTGAGCACTAGTACCTATTGTTTTTATTTTTGGGGAGACATCAATCTCTACACTATTAAGATAACTGACGCAACGTTCAGTGTCCCAACGGATTATACGAATACTGGTTGGGTCAAGGCCAGTGTGTCAGGAAGCGTGACCGGTAAAGTGACGCTAGGATGTAAGGATTATGGTAGCTTGGGAGTTGATGTATCTGCGTCCTTTACTCAGACTATTTGGCTCTATAAGTTTTCAAAGTTACAGATATTTCCACCCACTGTGAAGATAAGCACTGAGACTTTGGACTTGGGAATAGTTTGGATTTGGGTAAAGGATAATGTGCTTAAGATCAATAATTCTATAATAGGGACTTATAAATGGCCGTTAAGCATTCAAAGCGAAATAAACAAGTGTTTTGATGCGGATGGTGGACCTTATCGAAAGGATATTTCTCTAACTGAACTTAAAAAGTATCTCACGATCGCATAAGACTTTCATGCTTTCTTTTAAGAGTTCAATCCAGATAAATAATAAAAAATCTTACTGGATTGGATTCGTTTCACAGGTTTGCATCATGGCTTGAGAGCAAGCTCTCGGATTTCAAAGTATCTGGAACCATTGCTGCAATTATCATGGTATCATTCTTTACTTCAAAGACTTTAACTATTCTTGGAGTAATCAACAGTTCATATAACATAAGCGTATTTGAGTATTCATGTTTTATACTTTTCTGCTTGCCGGGATACTTTATTATAAAAAAATTCCTAGACACTCGAGAGTCCGTCGGTAAACATGCGTTAGAGGAATTTAGGTCTTTTGTAAACACCGCTGCACTAGTATCGATAACAGACTCAAAAGGAAAGATAACTTATGTGAATGACAAGTTCATCAAGGTTTCTGGATGGAGTCTAGAAGAAGCGACTGGTAAGGATCACTCGATAGTAAACTCAGGAGAGCAACCGGATGGGTATTGGGGAGAAATGTACAAGCAAGTACTTTCAGGAAAGATATGGAACGACGTCGTTGCAAATAAAGCGAAGGACGGGTCGATATACTATGTCGATACTTATATTAAAGCTCTATTTGATCACGACGGAACTCTTGACGGATTCATGTCTATTAGACAAGATGTGACTGAGCTCAAGAAAAGAGAGGTGGAAATTAGCAATAGAATGAATGCTATAAATAAGTCCAATGCGGTCATAGAGTTTGATTTAACTGGAAAAGTCATTTATGCTAATAATTTGTTTGTAGAAACAATGGGTTATTCTTCTCAAGAAGAGATTATTGGAAAACACCATAGAATTTTTATAGATGAAGATTATGCTAAAAGCGAAGAATATCGTCTTTTTTGGGAAAACTTAAAAAACAATGTCCTCTTTTCAGGAGATATTGTTAGAATTAAAAAGGACGGGTCACTAGTTCATTTACAAGCCACATATAATCCTGTCGTTGAGCTAGACGGAAGAGTATATCGTATCATGAAGATTGCAACTGATGTTACTCATAACTATGAGCAGCAGAAAGAGATTGAAAAGAAGAACACATATCTTGAACATGCCGCTAAGATCCTTCGTCATGACATGCACAGCGGTATTAACACTTACATGCCTCGCGGCTTAAGTTCACTTGAAAGACGAATGTCTGATGAACAAGCAAAAGAGCTTAAGATTGATGCACCATTGAGAATGATTAAGGAAGGTCTTCGGCACACCCAAAAAGTGTATAAAGGTGTTTATGAGTTTACTAATCTAGTAAAGAAAGACGTTGTTCTCAATCGCACTGAGTGTAATCTCAAGGCTATACTCGAAGACTATTTGTCTGCAACTGCATATCGACCTCAAGTAATCATCGAAGACTTAGAAACGGCGTCAGTAAATGAAGCTCTTTTCTGTACAGCGATAGATAACATGATTCGCAACGGTCTTAAGTACAATGATAGTGATTCTAAAGTAGTTAAGATCTATCGCAAAGAAAACCAAATCTTTGTAGAAGATAACGGTAGGGGATTAAGCTCAGAAGAGTTTAAGTATCTTTCACAACCATACACGCGTAAGGCTGGACAAAAAGAATCAGGAACGGGATTGGGACTAAACATTTGTATCGCAATCCTAGAAGAGCATAAGTTTTCTGTGACTTGTGACAAAATGATAGAGGGCGGAACTCAACTAAAAATATCTCTTAATGAATGAGACATCTTATTACTATATTAGTTGTATTTACTGCTCTAGTTTCATATGCACAGCCACCTGATAGTGTTACGATTGAGCTGGCTGATACTCTTGTTCTTAAAAGTGAGTCTAACTTTGGAGAAAAAGTCGGTCGATTTTTAGGAATAGACAATGACGAAGAAATCAAAAATCTTAAAGAGACAGTTGGCTACCAACAAGAATTGATTGAACAGCTTTCTTCGATGGCAACAGAGCCGGTAGTAATCATAAAAACTGTTCCTAATCTAGACGAAGCTGCTGCTGCTTCTCTTAAAAAGGACGCTGCATTCTTAGATAATCTTCCAAGCACATATAATAGTTTGTCAAAGGGTGATTTAGCGAAGATCACAAAAGAGATAGACGACAAGATTATCGAATTGACTAAACATCGGGATTCTTTATTAAAAAATAAGGGATCTAATGAACTCATATCTGCAAAGAACAATGTGATTAACTCATTAGAAAGAGAGAAAAAAGTCATAAAGTTGTCCGGCGATGCAATTGACCTAGAAAACGAAAACGGCTCCTTAAATAGTAAAAACACTGAGTTAAAGGCGCAAGAAGACAGACTCAGAAAATACTTATATACTGCGTTAATTTTTCTTACTCTTCTTATTCTTCTTATATCAGTTATTCTTCAGAGAAGAGCTATTAAGTCTAAAGACGGAACCATTGAAGAGCAGTTTGCAAACATCAATAAAAAGAACACGTATCTTGAGTATGCAGCTAGACTTATTCGTCATGATATGCACAGCGGTATCAATACATATATGCCTAGAGGAATTAACGGATTAGAAAAAAGAATATCTCAAGAAGAAATGAAACAGGCTAAGCTTGATACTTCATTTAAGATGTTAAAAGAGGGCTTAGCTCACACCCAGAGAGTCTACACCAGCGTTTATGAGTTTACTAATATCGTAAAGAAGAATGTTATTCTAGAAAGGAAAAAAATAGACTTGACTGAACTAATAAATACTTTTGTGTCGACTACTTCTTACTCTTCCCAAGTCGAGGTTGAGAAACTCATAGAAGCAGAAGTCAATTCAACTCTTTTCTGTAATGCAGTAGATAACTTAATCAAAAATGGGTTAAAGTACAACGATAGTCAAGAAAAGAACGTTAGAATTTATATGAAAGGCAACGACCTGATTATACAAGACAACGGTCGAGGGTTGGATAGTAAAGAATTTGACAAGATTAAATTAGCACACGCAGTTGGCGAAGATGCAGGACTAGGCATTAATATAAGTATTGCGATCTTAGAAGAACACGGTTTCAAGGTTTCTTGTGAGAAGGTTGAAACCGGAACAAAAATAAAAATAAGTATTAAAAATGATTGACTCGATTTTACTGGTGGATGACGAAAGCTTATTCCACCTAGTTTTTGAAGACGCCTGTAGTCTTCTAGACATCTCTCTTTCTCTTGAGAGTATTGACAGTGCTGACCAGGCAGCTAAGATGGCAGAAAACTGGCAAAAGGGAACACTACCTAAACCTGAGTGTGTTTTCGTAGACTTAAACATTATCGGTTCTTCTTATGATGGTATTGAGCTTATTCGCAAGATCAACTTTGAATACGGGGATGGAGTAGTGATTGGAATCATTTCATCTTCAAACGAACCTGAAGAACAGGCAAAAGCTCTAAAGGCCGGTGCTCAATTCTGGATCATCAAATCCGATGATATCGAGCCGCGTCTTGAAGAATTTAAAAAAGATTTTGAAGGTTATAAAAATAGAACAACATCATTCAAAATCTACAAATAACTTATGGAATTAAACAAACTGACTCGCGACTGGTTACTGGACTTGCACCACACTAAGAGGCTTACTCTAGAGGGAAACATACTTAAAGTTATTCAAGCTGCTGAGGGTGATGAAGAATTTAAGAAATATTTATCGGATGCATTAGAAAAGGACAAAGAAAATAGACGTAAGCGACTCGAGATTACTAAACAGGTTCAAGAAAGAAATCGCGAATTATCTGCATCTGGGGAAGAGATCAAACGAATTAATGATGAGCTAAAAGAAGCTCTTGAAGAAGCGGAAGAAGCAAAACATGAAGCGTTACAAGCAAAAGATGAAGCGCTAAATGATTTAGACTTGATGCAAAAACGATCGCAATTTGAACTAATAGGAACGATTGTTAGAGTTGCGCTCTTTATCGTTCTAGGAGTCGGAATCGTTACTACTATTATGTATGCAATTGCAATGTGGACCGGAAAGGATACGCAGATCATAGGCTCTACATGGAGTAACATGTTTGGAATCTTGCTAACTAATGCATTCTCTATAATCGGAACGATCATGGGAGTAAAATACGCTAGTGAGAAACCAAAATCAGAATAAAAAAATAATCAATCTAAAATGGAAGCAGAAAAGAAAAAATATTTTTTCGGTTGGGAAAACTTAAGGTGGGGAATCAAGGAATTGATTAACATGTACTCCGCTAAAAAATCTTACTTTTCAAAGAAAAGAATCGAATCAGGAGTCGCTTTCTTAGTGGCACAATGGGGAATGGTTTTCTTCTTATTAGAAAAACACGCGGACCTTTCTATGACTGACATGTTGATGTGGGCAGGTGCTGAATTTGCGATTTCAGGTTACATGTTGTCTCAAATACAGAAAGAAAAAAAGGAGAATGCCTCTATATCTGAAGAAGAGTCATGACATTTGTGAAGGGAGATCGATTCATCCACTATGGAAGTAGACAGACAGTCACTGGAATAGTTGAGAAGGTGAACCAAAAGTTCGCCTTCGATCTCATTCATGGAGTAAAGATAGTAAAATTAGAAATAGTTTCTGAGAAGGGAGAGAAATTCGATTCCAATCAGTGTAGAAAGATAGAAAGAGATCTCCTACCTAAATTCATAAGAAGACTTAAAAACTTGTGACTACTTAACGGAAGCTAAGAGTCTTTTTATTCCGTTCGTAGAATCATGGTTTTCTATCAGGGCTCCCATTAGCTTGGAGAGTAGATAAGCGTTTTGAGTAGAGTTAGGTCGCCCGCTCTGAGAACTAATTATTAGGCTCTTAAGAACCTTTTGCATGGAGGCAACTTCTTCTTTTTCTGGAGAAACTGATCTTGCTATCTCTATAGCCGAGTCAACTACATCATTGGGGATCTCAGTCTTTGCTAAGGGTTCGATTGAATCTTCTAAGAAATCCAGTAAAGTCTCGTATCGCGCGATCGACTCAACAAGATCAGCAAACTCACGTACTTTCTCTTTATTTTCACCGCCTGTCATAAAGAGCTCATATACTTGTGCGGAACTAAAGTCTGTTAGTTGCTGACGTGTGATATCACTATTAGTTCTACCTAATAATAAAGCTGCGTCCTGTGTTGCCTTAGGCAAAAGAGTAGGATCGACTGAGAAACTTATTTTTGTGACGTAAGTATTGATTCTACTGTCAATAAAAGTCTTGGGAACGCTCTTACTTTCATAGTACTTTAGGCTAGAAAAAGTATCGAATATGGAGCTAGGGCTTACTCGTTTTTTCGCGGCAGTCATCGAACTCGTCGGTATCAGGACTTTAATGCTTATCTTGTCTTGGGAAACGACATCCGATAAGAAATCATTTGGGCTAATCCTTATCGTGACATCAATGTCCCGATTACCGTTTATTTTTATCTCATGTAGAAAAGGAGATATTCTCTCCTCTAAGATTTCTTTTAGTTTTTTCTCAAATCTTGAGTTTATGTCTTGATTGAAGGTTTCCTGAGAATCAAACTCTATCGAGTAGTACTCTAATTGCGACTCATTAAGTCTGGTAAAATCCCTGAATCCTGCTACTTCCATCTTAAAACATTAAAAAATCGAGACCGCTATTCATCGCAAGATCAAAGAAGCCTTGAGCAGAGTCTCGATACATCTCTTGTGGAACTTCGCCCCTACCTGTCTTTGCGTAAACTGTGACAGTATCATCATCCAAGTTGAGCTCCATAAAGTAAGAGTGAGGGCCATACTGAAACCTAAAAACTATTGGGTCCTCGTGGTAATCACCAACCCTTACTCTCGTCGCTCCAGCGTCCTCCAGAAACTCTCTTATCTGATTTATTTGGTCCACCATCTCAGAAGCATAAAGGTCACTCTGAGTGAACTCTAGATCCTGAAGCCGCCCTTCCTGATCTATGTATGCCTCATTTATGAATTCTCCATATGATAGCACCAATCGATTCATTAGAAATCAGTATCAATTGATATTCTTTTAACAGCTGACCCAGCTAAGAGTAATTTTAGATCATAAGTATCGTACCCAGTCGCACCATAAAACTTGTTGCGGAATGTCTCATCGGACATATAAGAATCATCAGTAAACATTGCTCTAAGCGTATCAATGCTTGTTCGATATCTTTTCTTATCAGTTTCCTTAATGGCTGTGCTGTTTTTTACTTTAGTTGAAATGCCATCGATTGTTTTCTTCCAATTATTATCATATTCCGGCTTAAGAACCTCGTCCCATGCGTTACCTTCATCGTCATTCCAGCCTTTGTATGCTGAAAAAGTATCAGAACTCTCAACGAAGGTCTTGATAGCGGTTCCAACCGCAATTAACGCTTTATCGATTTCAGCAGTAGTTGCGCCAGTTCCTGAGCTTGCGACGGTGGCTGAACCTTCGTTGTAGGCAAACGGATTGCCAGTTCCATAAAAAGCCTGAAGCTTCGTAGTTGTTGCGGGAATAGTTGCTTCCCAAGCATTATTGAGCCACACCTTCCATTTTCCGTCAAGCCATCGATAACCGTAACCATCATTGGCTAATTTCCATTTTTTGTCCGATCCTTTTACATATAAATCAAATGTTACCTTTTTCCCAGCTGCATTTGCTTTAGTTGCAACTGCTTTGATTGATGCAGCATTACTCCCTTTAAAAAATGTACCACTACTTCCTTTTTTTCTAGTATGGACACGTTCACTAACTAACTTATATTCCCATTCTGGCATGGTCTGTAAGTAGTAAATTTCTGAGCTAGCTGCAGTAGACCCTCCGCCTCCTCCACTAGACTTCTTCTTTTTCTTTACAGCAACTGTGCCTGTCCCAGCGACAGCCGTTCCTGCAGCAACGTCAAACCCTTCTAATATTAGGAAGGATCCGTCAAGGCTTATATAAGTCTTAGATTCAGTGACCTGACCGAATTCCTTAAGCAGTCGATTCACAAAGTCAGATTTAATGACTTGCGCGTCATTATCTGGATATTTAGGATCAATTAGGCCGGCTTTAAGAAACTGGATTAGAGCTTTAGTCTTGTCTCCATAGTCGCCTACCATAGGTACAGCGGCAACGAAATTCTTTACGTGACCAACATTAGCTAGGGCTCCGCTAGAATAAGTAGGTAGATATTTAACTAGGATTTCTTGAAACTTCTTAAACTCGGCGTCTCCTCTCAATCCATACTTGAATCCCTCAGCTGGAACTTTAATGCCTCCAGTATCAAGCTCAGCTTCTGCTTGTGCTCTAGTGATCTCAGCATTAAACTTATCAGGATCAAATCCGACTACAGTTGTTGAGAGTTCCTCAACAAGTCGATGACCGCTTACTCCAATGTAAAAGGATGACTCCAATACAGCTGGGGTCATTGCGACTTTATCCAAAAGCTTTTGAGTGATTCCAGTCTCAAGGTCCTCACCAGACCAGTCATAGATTCCATAACCTCCATTTAGTCCCATCACAAAGATCGGCGAGTCGTTTCCTAGCTTGTTTGCACCGAGCTCTTTCTTTATCTTAGCCATGATTGGGTTTGCGGCGGCGATGGGATCCTTCATGATCTTACGGTAAGTCTCCTTCATCCAAGTGATTAACTTAGAATCTGCTGAATCCTTGATTGAAGAAGAAGCGACTGGCACTGTGAAAGTAGCCTTTGATGTTGCTGCTTGGATTGCAGCAGTCTCTCCAGTGTTTAGGATCGCGCCAGTCTTAGCCAGCTCTAACTCATCTTGACGAACATACTTTACCGCAGAGTTGATTCCTCCAATCTCGGCCTTGCTTCCGATTGTAAATGTGATTAACTGTTTACGAGAACTGTCTTGTGAGACTGTATACACAACTAAGTTAGTTGTTAAGTCATTTAATCCAGGATAATTATTGATAACTGATGGCTGCTGCTTAATAAAGTTCACAATCGCAGTGAACCCAGAAGGAGTTAGTTTCTGATCAGCAGTCAAAACGTCTGCATCGTTTACTATCTTTATGTCTAAAGTTCGTGAATCCTTTGGGATAAGAACGACTTTATGACCCATTCCGGCCTTTACTCTTACTTTATCAGACTCTACGATTCTTGTCCATTTGCCTAAGCGAGATGTGCTATTCTTCATGCCAAGTTGTCTATTTATTTTTATTATTTATCCTGCTCGTTAGCTAGCTTTTCCCAGTATTCCTTATTTGATTTTTCCAGATATTCCTTTTCCTGCTTATTTAGAGGACGTTCAAGTCTCTGCCAAAGGTCTATCACTAGTTCCTGTAGGTAGGGGGGCAGGAAGTGCCAGTTAACAGCGTCAAGCCCGTTCTCATCTAGCATCTTCTTAAAGCTGAT